TATACTTCTTGTGGTTTTACTTTTGCATTATGACCTTGCCTTGTGGTTACAAGTTTTTTATATAAAGTATCTATACTAGCTGCATTTGTTTGTTGGTTTATACCACAGTTATAAACAGAAATTGTTTCAAACGCTTGCTCTCCATTGTTTAAGATATAATTAGAGCCTCTGCCATCAGCAACTAAAATTAATGCTTTTTTCATTTTTGATGCAAAGAAAGCACGAGCTGCGTGAGTGTAGTGATGAGATTTATAATAGTGATATACATCATAATACGGAGAAACTATTAAATCTATTTTTTTCATATACCCGTAGATAGGATGTGCATCAAAAGTATTATAACCAGTTGCTATTACTTTATCTATTTTTACATTTAATTTTTTTACTTCATTTAATAAATGATATGGAAAAAAACTATCGTTTTTTATTTTAGATAATCTTTCTTCTTGATTGTAATAAACTAATTTACTGTCACAAAACAAAGCTACAGATGCGTTATGGTTTTTTTGTAATCCTAATATATTCATATTTTTAATTCTGTTAAAGTTTCTTTAGAACCAAAGTCTCCTTTTGCAAAAACATTAAAAGCTAAACTTATTCTTTTACCATAAGTTTTTTCAACATTGCCAACTTCATGCATTAATGAAGAAGGAAACAATATAATTTTATTTGTTTCAGCGGGGAGCCACCATGTGTCTGCATTATATATATTAAACTCTGAAGGGTATATCTTTATTTGATCGTAAACATTTTTTTTAAACCTAATATAATCAAGTTTTGGATCTGCACTTATATAATAAACTCCAGATATAATAGAGTTAGGATGAAAATGTGGATAGTGTATTTGTTTTTTACCAGTGTAATTTAACCAAGATTGAGTTATGTAAAAATTTAAATTTTTACTTGGTTTTATTATTACATTAACGTATTCTTGAATAAAATAATTAATTTGTTTTTTTAAATTTTTAAAAGGTTTTTGTTCTAAGATATAAGTATTTTTACTTTGTAAAATTTTAAACTCCCAATCTGGTTTTGTTTCATATGCATAAATTTTTTGTAAAGTAGTTTTAGATAACGGCTCTAAATATTTTTCGCATACAGGAGTTGGAAATAAATTAACTATATTCATTTAAATTTGTCCACACCTCCTACTAGAATTTCTTTTTGTTTATATGATTTTTCTGCATAGTGATAAATATGCCCAGCAAATATAATTATCTTCCCTTGTTGAGGAGTTATTGATTTATTAATTGGTTCTAAAAGAACTGTGTTTCCGTCAGCATCATTTAAATATAAAATAAATGAGAATTTTTCTTTAGGATGATTGTGCTTTAATTGGTGGCCATTTGAAAAATATTTTATGTAATGCATGTGATGTAACTTGTCTCTTAAATATTCTGTTGGTAACATTTGATTAATTATTTTTTTATTGAACATAGGAAGAAGATTTCTTGTCTGAAACCCATTTTCGGTAAGGTGGCCGTCGGAAATATCTGGCCCTTGATATTTTTTTATAATTTTTAAAATTTTAAATATTAAAGAATTATCTAAATAGTGCTCTAGAAATATATCATTCATACTTTATAATATGAATATATATCAGTATTTACGATAAAGTAAAGATTAGTAAGATGTCCAAGAAGATGTATCTGTGTTCCAATAGTAATTAACCATTGGATCTGCTAAAAGATCTTGACTTTCCCATCTGTATTGTTCTTCAACCCAATAAGGAAATTTTAATACACTTACATTTTGATCAAGAATTAATGTTGAATCATCAGGTTTTGGTATTGGACATTCCCAATCATCAGTGCCATTTAAAGTCCAAGACGGATATGGTTGCGGTCTTATAAATTTATCTTTAGCAGCATCATACGTATCACCTATCCCTGCGTTTTGTTTTCTAAACGCACCGGAAGAAGAAGATTGTTTCCATGTTCCACCAAAAGTCTTTGCACAATAAGTTTCCCCATCGACGTGCATATCGTTGTCACCTAAAGGACCGTTTGAAGTAGGCACATCATCTCCTACTACGATAACATTAAGAACAACATTGTTCTCATCTAATTTTGCAAAAGTTGCCATTACGATACCGTTAGTGTTCCCGACACTGTGAATGTTGCTAATTTACCTCCGTCTGGATGTGTTCCAGTTGAATTAGTTCCTGGAGAAACACCTAGTGTTGCAGCAGCAGGTGCTTTAACAATTATGATACCTGAACCACCTTTACCATTTCCTGGAGATCCGTCGAAGCCCATTCCGCCGCCTCCGCCGCCTAGGCCATCTGTACCATTAGATCCTGAACCAGTTCTAGGACCACCGTTTCCTCCCCCGCCAGATCCGCCCGATCCGCCGCCAGGTGAAGGAATATATCCACCACCTCCGCCGCCTCCGGCATAAGTTACATCTGAACCTGATAAAGTGCTTGGTCTTCCAGCTCCTCCAGGGGCTCCTGCTGGACTACTTGTAGTGCCACCATTTGCGTTAGCTCCGCCACCGCCACCATTAATATTTCCTGGCCCTCCTGGATTTCCTTGGTTGGGACTAAAAGGAGGTGTGTTACCTGACCCTGCAGGGCATGCTCCACTTCCACCATCTTTTTCTGGTGCACCGTAGCCACCGCCACCGCCACCTGTTGATGTTATAGTTGAAAAAGTTGAATCTCCTCCTCTAGGACAACTGTCATTTCCTGGAACAGGTCCTGAACCAGTACCGACTGTAATTGTATAGTCACCTGCCTCTAATTCTATAGTAGAAGAATCTGAGGATGTTCTAAAGCCGCCCGCTCCGCCGCCACCTCCGGCCCCGGCTCCTCCGCCGCCGCCGACAACTAAATAATCAACGTCGTATTTAACACTTCCTCCGCCTGATCCAAATCCTAAGATGGTATATCCAAAAGACATATTTTATTCTCCTTACGCGTCGTTAGCGGCACTAGTAGTAAAGAATAATTTAATTCCAAGTAATCTTGCATCAGCAGTTAAACTATCAGCTGAAACATCTCTTGATATTTGAAAGAAAACATATTCATCTGCACCAGGTGAACCTGCTATTGTTACTGCTCCACTTTCGGCTGCAACATCTAAATCGTTTGATGTACCACTGTGTGCTTTAGCTGTTGCAACAACTTGTGTTCCAAATGCTGTATTTAAATCTCCACTGTCTGCTAATGCTACTGCGGATAATCCCCATGCAGCTGTACCAGTATTTGTTGATGTTGCTGTAAAGAAAGCTTGAAAAGTAACTGTCCCTGCATTCCATGATTTAGGAAATGCAACAGCAAACTGTGCAAACTCATCAGAGTCTTTGTCAAAATCTAAAACTTTTATTTCAGGACCGTTTGATAATTCTACTTGTGCAGCTTCTGCACCATTTGTGGTATTAGGATACATTGCAACAGCGGGCACCCATATAGTTTCTTTTCCTGCAATTTTAATTGCACCAGTAGCATCTGCAGCATCGACTGCTTTAGCTTGTCCCGTTCCGTTAGGAGCTATAGTTATATCTCCATTAGCAGCATCTGTTATAGTAATTGTACCTGAGTTAGTTCCTGAATTTGTATCTAATACTAAATCATAGGCACCACTTGTAGTTAGAGTGGCATTTCCTGCGCCTGATCCAAATACAGTTTCTCCAGATCCTTTTGGTTTAATAGCTATACCAATATTTGTATCACCACCAGTTGCAGATAGTGTTGGATCATTTCCTGTAGCAGCATTTGCTACTGTAAATTCGTTTACTGCAGAACTTGTAGCTGTAAGTAAAGCTAATTCGTTTCCATTTGTATCTAAAATTGAAGTTCCTATTGCAGGTGAAGTTAAAGTTTTATTTGTTAAAGTTTGCGTACCAGTAAGTGTTACATTTCCAGCTGGTAAAGTATCTATATCTGGATTAGTTCCATCATTTGCAGTCGCAAATACAAGAGCATCTCCTTTGTCTCCTGCTGCAAAAGTAAATGAATCACCACTTCCTGATGTGTATTTAAATTGTACTGTGTATGAACCTGATGTTGAATTTCTTAAAAAATAAAATGTTTGAACGTCTAAAGGTATTGTTACAATCTGATTACCTGTAATTGTACCTGTAAATTCAATCATTCTGTGAGATAAAACTGCACCTGTAGATCCATCAGAAACTGAAAGTGCTGTAGTTTGAGCACCACCTGCTATTGATTGTGTAGTATATCCACCAGATATTTGTTCTATAATCTGTAAATTAGTGTTAGTTTTTGTTCCCCATGTACCGGCGTTTTCACCAGTTGCTTGAAGTTCTACCCCTAAAGGTGTATATGTTGATGCCATAATTTATCTCCTAAACTTATGCCGCTTTTCCTGTTACGTCTGTATACGATGTATTAGAACCTGTGTCAATAGCCTGATATGCTTGTATTCCAAAACCTGTTGCAGTTCCAAATCCAGCTACAGAAGCAGTAGCTTCTACACCAGTTAATCCCATTACATCTGCAGGTGCTAATGTCCCAACACTAGCGGTTGCTGATACTCCTGTTAATCCCATTACATCTGAAGGTGTTAATGTTCCAACACTAAAGGTTGCTGATACACCAGATAAATTTATGACTGGATTACTATTTGTAGATGCTGTTCCAAGTGATACCGTTGCAGAAACACCGGTTAAACCAATAACGTCTGCAGGAGATATAGATCCTACACTTGATGTTGCAGAAATTCCAGTTAATCCCATTACATCTGTAGGAGTAATTGATCCAACAGATGCCGTTGTAGATTGACCTGTTAATGTTGCAGTTATATCTCCTATAACTGTAGGTGATCCAACACTCGCTGTTGCTGATACACCCGTTAGTCCCATTACATCGGCAGGGCTGATTGATCCAACAGAAGCTGTAGCTTGTTGACCTGTTAATAATATATCTCCTTGAATACCCCACGCATCATCGTTCCAAGCTGCTCTACCCCATCCTGTATTTATTTCTGTATCTATAGTAACTGATCCAATAGATGAAGTTAAACCAAAGCCTGATGGAGTAACTGTTTCATCACCCATGTCGCCCCATGAACCAGAAGAGTTCCAATTTTTTGCTCCCCAACCAGTTGTAAAGACTTCACTTATTCCCCAAAGGTTTGCACTCCAATTTCCTGCTCCCCAAAAATCAGTGTTAGGAGTATTTGCTTGTCCACCCATTCCTGAGTGATATTGACAGTAATAATATAAAGTTGGCGCAGAATCTGCTACTTCAATTTGTACGTAAGCTCCAGATTGTCCTGTTGTTCCACTGGTTGTTACGTTGGTGGTATATTCGCTTCCGCCTGAATGTGTTCCGTTACTTGTAGTTGAAAATTTAAAAGGGTGAGCTCCCATGGAGCTATCAGAAACATCAAATCTAAAAGTTGCACCTTCAACTAATTCTAAAGTGGGTTGTTGTACTCCATCAATAAAATATTTATTTCCGGAACCGGTAGATACTACCGTTACTGTAAAGGTTCTGTCAACGGACATCCGTTGTTCTCCCTTACGCTATTCTAATTATAGCGTTGGATGCGTCTGCTGTTGGGAATTGAATTGTAAAAGTTCCACTAGTTACAGTTTTATCACCGCCAAAAGCGATAACTGCTACAGCTTTATCTGATTGAGTATCATTATATATTAAAGCACCGTTTGCTGTAAATGTTGCGCTGGTAAAACTTACATCTGCAAAATCACAAACTGCAGTTGATGAATCTAAAGTTGGAGTTACGCTTGTTAAAGTAGCTCCTCCTGCACTATACGCAGATCCTGATGTATTTGTAATTTCATTTGAAGTTGAATATGCTGTTGTGGAAGCTCCTAAAGACGCGGAACTTGTAAATAATGCAATTTTAAAAGTATTACCGCTTGATGCAGTAAGGTTGTGTGTTCCAACTAAAATTTCTTGTTTAAAGCTGTTACAAATTGCCGATGTTATAGCCATAATTTATCTCCTGTTATGGTGTCGGTGAAGGGACTTGGATACGGACTGTGCCGTCTGTATAATCATCTCTTCTACGTCTACCGATTTGCTCTGCAGCAAACTTCTGTATCTCTTGTTTATACTTATTTTCATATAGTGTCAACATATCTATTGGACCTTTTAAAAAACCATATGCCTCTGATAGACAGCAATATAGTAGGCCATTTGGAAAGTTTAAACTAATATAATTAGTATCATTATTTTCTAATAATGCAGGTGCAGCATTATAATGAACTCTAAATTTATAAGTGGTATCAGGGACTGGAGCAAACATCATTCTTCCAGATGTGGTATCAGATTCTCCTGTAGCACTACCAAACATAGCATAATACTTTGGCTGACCTCTTTTAGCTGATTCTGTTGAGGATACATACTCTTGAAGATAAGTAATATCTTTTTTTTCTAACCAAACATTGGCTCCAGTTATAGCTGAAGTAGAATCATAAACTTGTATACCTCTAACAAATACACAACCCGCTGGAGCGTTAACTGTTTCTTGACCTGTAATTAAATTACCTGATTGTTGTTTTCTATCAGCATCAATAGGCACATCCCTAAAAATTCTATACTGTGCATTTAAAATAATATTTTCTAAAACAGCATCTGTTAATACATTAGAGTCTGTTTCAGTATAACTTCTTATTTGAGTTTTTAATCCTGATGCGCTTAATCCTGCCATTATGGTGTTAGTGTTACCGGACCAGCCGATACACTTCCTCCTCCTATATTTGTATTTGCAGTTGCCGTTCCAGCAGCTGTAAATGTATAATTATTAGCATCAACTTTAGTAATTGTAAATCCCGCAGATTTGTTTATATCTGCGCTCGTTATACCAAAAGATCCTTCCCCATTTCTAAATCTAACAATATCACTTGTAGATCTACCATGATTTTCTTCAAATACGGTTACAGTCGTAGAACTATTTGTAATTGTAAATGGGTTTAAATCTAAAATTCTAGCCACAGCAGGTTCCGTTCTGTCAGGTCTTGCATTTAATAAACCTTGTGGGTCTGCTGAATGTGGTTTTGGTTCTAGTTGTGGATGCTTTTTTTCAAACTCAGAAGTGTGAACTCTAGCCCCATTCCACTCAATAACCATTTCTGAATATGGAAATTCTTGTCCAGATCTGTCTGAAATAAATTTTGCAAATTTACCTGAAGATAATGCCATTATGCCTCCGGATAATAAACTTTGGGACTAATATAAGTACTAGATGATGAGCCGTCCTCTGATAAAGCTCTTTGTAATTCATCTTCATATAATAATTTTAATTCTTGAACTCTTTGCGGAGCATATTTTATAGCTAAATAATATGCTAATCCTGCACACATACATGGAACAAAACGATAAGGTACGTCAGTTGCATTTGTATAATCACCCACATCTTGTATTCTTTTTACATAATAAAAATTTATAAATTTTCCTGCCTCACTAGATCCAGGTGTTAAATATAAAGTTATAGTAACTTTATCTATAAATCTTTGAACAAAATATTGTGATGGTTGACCTGTAGAAGTTTTATTAGATAATGCTTGATATTGAGATCTGTTTATTTTTGTAAGAGGTGAGTCTACGTTAGAGTTTCTAAAAGAAGCTTCCAATACATCATCAACTCCATAAACAGCTGTTGCATCTGAGGTACCATCTCCTGTAGATCTAAACATTGTATATACTGCTTGATCTGCAACTAATGTAATACTGTTGTTTGCAACTTCCCAATAATGTAAACCTCTGTTAGCCCATTCTTGAAATAGGATATTAAGAGATCGTCTTGCAGATTTAAGTTGATAACCTGAAACGTTTTGTTGTCCGATACGCTCGTAAGCTTCTTCTACTATTTCATCAATAGAAAAATTCTTATCAAACGTTGCTGTTCCCGAGGTAGTGTTAGCCATTTAACCTCCTACTTATCAATCAATAAAGTAGCTGCATCTATATTTGTAATCGTAGAGACTTTCATTCCACCTGGAAATAAGATCCCATCTTCAGGGATGTTCATTGAAAAAACATCTCCGTTAGGAACGTCAGCTTGAAACAAAGTTGTGCTGTCTGTATTGTCTTGAAGAATTATAGTCCCAGCACCACCTGCATCAGATGCTAAGATAATTCCTCTAAGTCTAGTTCTTCCAGCAAAGACTGCTCCTGTAGCTGTAACTCTAACTGATTTTACATCACTTTTCATAATTTTATATTCTCCGTTAAATTAAGTATGGGCCCGAAGGCCCACACTAAATTGATTATTATACTGCCGCGCTAAACGGAGTTGCTGGTGTTCCAGTACAACCTGAAATCACATCAACTTTCCATTTACCTGAAGCAAGTACTGTACATTCGATTTTTGCAAATGTAACACCACCTGTAGTAGTACCATTTAAAGTAATAGTATCAGATGTTGAAGCTGTTTCAAAACCAACCATGTTATCAGATGTATCATCAATAAAAGATGCACTTCCAATCATAACGTCAGTTGAATTTGCAACTTGTACAACAAGATCTCCAGTCTTCGTAATTGAAGAAAAGATTTCAAATTTTGCACCAACATTAGATAGGTTGTTTAGATCAGCACCTGGTCCTGCAACTGCAGAATCAGAGTTTGCATTTGTAGCTGGTAATGTGTAAGTCACCGCTCCTGCTGCATCATTGTGTACAATTTTACCTGAATGGGTAGCAACTGTTAATGATACGCTTGAGTCAGCATCTACAACATTAGCCGGACCTGTAGTAATAAATCCTGCTTTGGATGTTACCGGTCCTTGGAACGTAGTGTTTGCCATAGTATTTATCCTCCTAGTTACGTTTATGTAGTCTCTAGGCCGTCGACTATACGCGTCTACATAAACTTATTTGTATAGTTAGTTTTTTATATACTAGATTTTAATAGAGCGCAAGAGAGCCTACGATGTGAATTGAATTTATTCAACGATGTAGCTTTTTATTAAGTAGCTACTGAAACTTGTGGAGCAGCGTCTTCTATCTTATTTTCTGCATCAGCTTTTTTAGCTTCTGCTAGTTTAATATGGCTAATTACTTCTCTGACTTTTCTGTCAATCTTAACCATATCGAGAGTATATCTACCCTCTTTAAGATGCTCCTGCTCCCATTGAAGATCTAGTCCCTTCTTCTGTGTGTAAAGGGTCTCCAGATGTTGCATTATCGCCTCCATTGATAACCTCCTCATAGGTTATTCTTTGTACTCTTGGGTCCATCATTTCTCCAAGATGTTCCCATTTTATATCACCTTTTCCCAATCTGTCAACTATGGCATTTTCGATATCTATCGGGCCATCTAAACAATTAATTATAAAGTCTGCGTGATATTGGTAAGCGTTAATTTGTACTCTGAAGTTTTTAGGGTGCATTTTTTCTTTCTATGTTTGAAATGAGGCGGGATTGTGTCCCGCCTCAAATTATTTATTAAGCACCTGGTGATGCGTAGATTCCTCTAGGGTCAGATACGCCAAATACGTATCTTTCTCTAGCTTTGTATCTAACATTGCCAGTATCGAAATCGCCTTCCATTTTTGTAGTTAATGGAGCTCTTTCCATATGCTTCATTCCATTTGGTACGTCTGTAGTGATGTAGAACGCATCTGTGTCAGTTAAATAGTGGTTAACTGTGTATCCACCAGGAACCATTCCCATAGATACAAGTGCGTTGATATCATTATCAGCAGTTCCAACTCTCTGAGAAGATTTCATTAATCTTTCTGCAGTAAATTGTAATGCAGATGGGATTATCATCTTCACAGCTTTTGCAGCGATTTTTAAACCTCTTTCATCAGTAAGAGCAGCGATATCGATCATTGCTTGTTCTAATGAAGTTTCGTTTAAGTCCGCAGCAGTTGACAACGTATTACTGAAAGTTCCAGCAATAGTTGGATGGTCTGTTGCAAAAAGCGTTTTGCCATCACCTGCAAGGAAACTACCTGATGGTAGACCATTGTTTAACGGTGAAGCCGCTTTTACTTGTTTAGTTTGAGCCATAGATCTTGCTAAAGCTTTTGTGTATCTAGAAGCAAGTCTGTCATACAGGTTGTCCTCAATCGCTTCCTCAGTGATTGCAAACCCAAGAGCTATTGTCTCGTGAGTGTATCTTGCTGTGAAAGTTTCTTGAGCACTGTCAAAAGTTACACCAGAACCTTCTGGTTTAACTTGTGCTTGACCGAATCCTGATAACATAACTTCTTCTTCAAAAGCTCTGTCAGATGACTCAGTGTTGTATATTTCAGCATGTTCTTGTTCATACTGTTTATACTCCAGGCCGAATAAGGCATTCAAACCTGGCTCTAGTTCTTTGACTAGTTGATTACGTGATATTGCCATAGTTATCCTCCTTATATACCCGTTGTTTGTTTAAATTGGTGCTCGTTTATGTAAACGACCAAGTTAACATTAGCAGAACCTGCTTCATTGTTTTCTGGGTCTTTTGAGATACCAATTATTCTGAGTTGTGCTGTACCTGTCTTCTGGTCAGATGTTTGTAACTCTACTTTAGATACAAAATCTGGTGAAGATCCGGCTGCATACACAAAGTCAGCGTTAAGGCCGACGTCTGCTGCCGCAGTTGCGCCGTCCGCTTGTATTTCATACCTTTGATACGGATCATCCGTTACAAACCCTTTGATGTCAGTCGCCGCGTTTGAAGCGTTTAAATGATTCGCAAAGGTAGGTTTACTTGTTGTTGCGTCAGTGAAGAAAACACCGTTTAATGAACCCAATACCGTTGTGTCTCCTGCTGCAGCTACTCCAATTGTTCCAGTAGCTAAAATTTCTACTGGGTCTTGGAAGTAAATCGCTGTAGCACTCGCCGCGATATCGTATTCCGATAAACCGTTGTTGTCTGCATTCTGACCTATTTTACCGATCGGTTTTAAACCGAACGCAGCATCTTTATTTGCCATAGTAGTGTCCTCCTTTAGACATTTAGTTTATCTTCAGATGGACTAGAATTCTTTTTAAGACTTCTTAGAGCCACCGAAGGTTACACGAGTATCTCTATCCGTTGAGATAGGCATACTCTTATGCTGTTCCTTTGCAAGATCGGCGTCTATTGCAGCTTGTTGATCCTGAGCTTGTCTCATATAATACTCAGTTCTTTGCTGCGCGATCTCCTCTGGTACCCTTGTCAGCACAAGGCCTCCGTGCCCGATCACCCCTGCGTATTTGCCGTCTGCAACTACGGGAAAGTCCTCTTCTGGATATTCGTCAGCTCTTACTAATTCATACCCGGATCTTAAGCGTCCTTGTATGTTTTTCGTGTCGACAAATCCCAGGATTTCTACCCTGACCCATCTGTGTCTGTAGCCATTTGGCGCGTTGGGCGTATCTAAGTACGATGGTGGAGTCCAAACTTTTGGTCTCTCTTTTGGAGCTACCGTTTTTGCTTGTGCTTCAACTTTTGTTGAATCACTTTTTTTAGTTTGGCTCGCACGAGTTGGTTGTTCTTTTTTCATATGCCTATACCTCCTTCGTGTTCATAAGTTGTTTCGCATACTCTTCTAATGGCACTCCTAATTTTTTCGCTATTGCGACCTGTGATGAAGTGAGTCTCACAGATTTACGGCTAGCCTTTGGACTACGCGTTGCAGAGGCAACAGTTTGTGTAGGTTTGCTAACTGGTTTGTCCTTAGATGTATCAAATTTATGCGGAAATTCAAGTCTTATTCTTTTATCTATTTCCGTATAGTATTCATCCGATCTAGGGTCAATTCCTTCTTCCTCGGTAAGTTTTCTGTGCAAGTCAAACGCTGTATATGTCATTGCACTATCTTTACCAAACCACTCATTATTCTCAGCCCATGATTCAGCTTTTGGATCAGGTGGTGTTTGAGGTTGTTGTTTTGGTTGTTGATACAGATTTGATTGTTCAACAGGTTTTTCTTTTGCTGCTGTTTCCTGCATCTGGTGTTGAGTTTTAAGTTCAGCTAATTTACCCTGCTCATAACCAAGTTGAGAAATAGCAGCCAAAGCTTCTGTCTCAGCTTTAGGATCTTCTGCTTGTCTAGCTGCTCTTAATTTTTCTTGAGCTGCTGCAATAGAAGATGTAATTCTACCTTCCATTTCTGCAACATAATTTTTATCTAAAGAGTCTGCTGTAGTTTTAAACTTATCTCTCTCTTGTTTAATACTATCTGCATAACGTAAAGCCTCTTCTTTTTGCCTTTCAGCTTCACGCATTCTTTTAGT